GCTGTATCTTCGTATTGTACTGACACATACCTGACCGACAGCCTACCATCCTGTATGGCGACCTGACCCTGACCCTTGTCTTCTTTTAGGAAGAAGGGAGAATACTCATAGCGGAAGGTATAGTTTCTTCCGATAATCGCATTATCGTAATCTGAGCCAGTATAATCACCGATAGCAGTAAATGTTGTGCTGTTGGTTCTAGTAGTGCCTATAGTTATCCCTCTAGGGGCGTCAGCGTCGCTCTGAACGAACACAGCGGTTGCTGGGGTAGGATGGGGCAGTGTGAACGTAGTTAGGCCTGTAGCGGCATCATACGTCCTTGTAGTGTCCGAGAACTTAAAGCTGTGGTCTAGGTGAATAGGAAAGGATGTACTGGAGCGCACCGAGTCTTCCTCGATGTTTATCTTTTCCATATACAACCCGTCACTATCATAATCCACTAACAGGAACATATCGTTGTCGACTAGCGTAAAGTATTTGACATCACCTTCGAATATCCACTTACCCCAAGATGACTGGATTTTACCTTGAGTCCCTTGGAAGTATTTATAGCAGTAGAGTTCGTTTGGATTGCTGCCTAGTAGAAATACGCTAGAAAGACGACTAGAACCCCCGATGTATTGTACAGGAGATTTGATATATTCTGGTATCTGTGCTGATACCTCATCAGCGTTCTCTGTGTTTAAGTCGTTATCTACGAAGTACTCCATGAGCTTAGAGTTTGTCCCAGTGTCATCGGCAAAGTAAATGTAAGCACCGACTTGTACAGGGGTCTGTGTCTTGGAGCAGTTAAAAGCTGAAGCAAAGTTCAGTTGTGCAGTTTTTGGGGAGAGTAAGTCCAGCGTTTCAAGAATGTATTGCGTTCTGTCTGAGAAGACGAGCAGTTTCTTGTTAAACGGGACAGCAAAGTTTAGCAGTGTAACTTGACCAGTTACCGCAGCGATATCGATTGGATCAGCATCTACTAGTTGGGCGACAGTGGTTCTGAAGAAATTCTCAAAGTAATCAGCTTCAGACATAATCACGTTCTCATCAGCGAGAAAGCCCATGCGTCCTTGATGGATAAAGATATCGTTAATAGGCTTGCCTACAAAGGTAGGGTCAGCATTTGTTGTATCATCACCTACAAGCATCTTAGCCCAAGTATGCTCATCGAATGTGAACGAGTCTGTAGAGGCATCGTAGGATAATGTATGAGGCAGGGTTGAGGCAGTTAGCTGTCTCTTCTTACCGTAGCCATGTGTCTCTATCCATAATCCATCCTGATAAACAACATAGTAGTCATCACCATCAAACCCAGGTTCACCAATAATGCGAACCAGACGACCATCTTTATCCTGTGCAGGGAGGTCTTCAAAGCTTGTTAGTTCATCTTTGAAAGCTGTCATGGCATTACCGCCATTGCCTTCATCGATTGTCACTACATCTGTAGATGCGAGATATAGAGAGATTGTTGAGTTGTATCTAGCTACAGTGTAACCAGCAGCAGATAAATCGTTTACCAGCTCTTGTGCAATCTCTTCTGTACGCTCGACAGCATTAGAAGCCTCTGTGTTAGCCCCTGTGGTAAAGTTAGCCTTTAGGACATTATTTACATAGATAGCATAATTAGAGTTGCTCAATGACCCTTTAATAAAGATAGACCAGTAGCGGTCTGGGTCTAGACGAGCTGGCGTAATACTGGACTCTGCTATTGTAGAGGCGGCAGCATTAACCGTTCTGTTTAGAATAAATGTAGTATCACCCACCGTAATCATCTTACAGTTTTCACGGGGGTTCGAATTAAAATCTAGGTATGAGCCAGAAAGTGTACCATTGACTGTCTTAGAGCTACCAGTCTCATCATATACCTTGATGTCATTATCTTGTACGTTAATAAAGAACTTCTTGCCATCAAATCTCTGGAAGAAGTGTCCTTTGATGTTACCTGAGATATTGTTACCTAGTCTTGCAACAATCTCAGAACCTGGACGTTTTTGTAGGCCAGCAACAAGCGAAGCCCAACCGTTCTCCATCTCAGTACAAGAGTTTTGCAATCGGAGTGCTGGGGGCTGCTGACTGACACCGTTGAACATATTAGGCATTGTGCCAGCAACGAGAGCCATTAGTAAGTCCTCCTGACTGGGGCATATCTGCCCACCATAGAATATGTGGAGTAGCTATCTGTAAGTACATTGTAGTCTGCTGTCTCTGCTTCTTCATGCTGAAGGAGACCCCAAGCCTGTTGCTCGTCTGCTCTGTTAAATTTAGACAGAGAGTCAGACCCTAGAGTACGCTCTTGGAATACCCGAATAGAGCGAACAGTGATATACCTACGGGCTGCTTCCGGTAGGTCATCAAAGTCGAGACCTACAGTAAGTCTTAGTTTTAAGGCTTTAGTGAATTTATAACTGTTTTCCTTACGGTCATACAGCTTCATACCACGCTGAATAACATCGGTAGATACATCTTCTTGTACAGTGTCTACACGGAATGCATTAGCTGGGAGCTTAATTTCACTATTGATATCTGGTTTTAATGTATGAACTTCGGAGTTCCAGTGCCAGCCGTGGGTCTGTACCTCACGGGACACCTCATCGATAATCGAGGAGGCAACCTGAGCGTCAACCTGAAGTCCTGTTAGAGATGCCACTGGAGCTTCGCCTATATTAGATAGACAGGCATTCACAGCTTCCAGCTTAGTAGTTGGGACAAGTGCCATATTAACCTCTTAGTAAAAAAGAGAGACACCCGAAAGTGCCTCTCTAATTGTTAGCTTAGGCAGACTGAATCTGCACAGCAGCTTCGTTACGCAGTACGCCATGACCTACTGCATACTTAGCAACCATCAGAGTACCCTGACGACGGATGTCGTACTCAGACTCTGTAGCCAAGTCCATCAGCTTCACAGTACCAGCAGCAGATGGGTGGAATACCAATGCTGTGGTGTTAGAAGCGTCAACGGCCTGACGGGTTGAAGTACCAGCGTCAACACCAGTTGTGATGTTGGTAGTAGGTAGGTTGTTTGACTTCAGGACATTGATGCCAGCAACTTGCATGACCTTACCAGTAGCGGTTGAGCCGTTTCCTGCGTTGCCGAAGTCAACATTGATAACCTTTGAGCTGTTAGCCAGCAGATAGTACTGCTCAGGCTTCACAACAACATAACGGTTATCTTCAGGTACGTTCTTCTCATCGAGAGCCTGTGCGGCATCGAAGATAGCGGCAATCAAGGTATCACCGTCTGTACCAGAGTTGGCTGAAGTGATAACCTCACCAACCATGTCAGCTTCACCAGTCACTGTAGCAGTGGTTTCGTTAGCTGCCTGAATGATGGTCTGCAAGATGTGCTTGTCCATCTGGTTAGCCAGCGCAATACCCATCTCACGAGAGTACACTGAACGAACATCGTAGTGGTTCTTAGCTTCATCGATGTTAGCAATGAAGGTAGAAGCCAGCAGGAGGTCGTTAATAGTGATAACCTTCTCTGAGTGGTTGATGCTGTCACCAGTGATTTCATCACCAGGAGTATGGTAATCAGCAGATGTACGACCCATTACTGGGAACTGAGCAGACTTACCGTTAGCGATAGTGCGAACCTGATGTTTGTCCATCATGATGGTCTGCTGTTCGAAAGCGGTCAGGACTTCGCCTGAGAATACCTTGAGAAACAAGGCGTCCTTATCTGAACCGCCATTATTTGCGCCTAAGCGCGAAGGAGTAGCATTAGCCATTTTTGTTGTACCTCTATTGTACGAGTTAAAATTAAGGGGTTAACCTCAGATTACTCGCCACCTTTCCTTCGAGGTTGTTCTCCGCAGAGAGCCAAAAAGTACAAATGGTCTGTTTTCTTTAGGTCTTCATGCCTCGGTTTTCACTCCGAGACATGACTGAAAGATTACTAGATGCATTATTAAGAGTGTTACGGTCTTTGTGGTGTACGTCTTTGCCGTCACCCTTCCGAGCCAGTCCCTTCCTAATCATTAAACGACGAGCTGCATTTCGTCCTGCCCGTCGCTTCTTCTGCTCGGGCTTGGAATGATAATCAGCGTATTCTGCTTCATAATCCCTAGCCATTCTAATATCCTTTACATAATGTTTGAGCGAGACAGTTTGGCTGCGACTTGATCACGGAACGCAGGATCAGAACTGTATCGTGGGTCTGCCATATCTGCTTTCATTTGAGCTAGGCTCGAGTAAGCATCGGCAGATGGGCGTGATTGACCAGCTAAGTTTCGTGCTGGTTCAACACCTCTTTGAGCCTCATACATTGATCTGAGACCCTGAACGGCAAACATGGTTTCTTCCATGTCACCGCTATTTACTGCTCTGTTAAAGGCATCAATCTGTCCTTCGGATAGATTATCGCCAGCCCAACCAGTCATAGCTTCATAGCTATCCTGACCGCCAACAGAGTCATAAACTTGATTTGTAGTTGTGGATAATAAAGCTTGCTGTCCCTCAATATAGCTATCTACTAAATTTCTTGGGATACCAGCTTTCTCGAGCTGTTCATAAGATGCATCAGCCAGTCCGTCATTATTCCAAAACTCTTGACTGAGTGCTTCAAAATCTAAGCCAGCTTGTTCCACAGCTTCACGAGCGACCTCTTCAGATGCCTCTGCATTACTATCCGGAACACTCTCGCTCTCAGTTGATTGGCGTGATTTTGTGTATTCTGACTGTAATTCAGCATAGGCTTTTTCTAGTTCCTCGTATGAATCAAATTTACCTAATATTTTTTCTTCACCAGAAGAAGGTGACTGCGCCTCGTCTTGAAGCGCAGCCTGTTCTTCCAATGATGGATTATTTTCTTGGGGGTCAATATTAACCGTTTCCGTTGCCATCATTTAATCCTTGTTGTGCCATTTTCATAGCTTCGGGAGTGGCTTTCTCAGCCATACGTCCCATCGTTTCATTCATCATCATTTGCTGTTGAGCTTCGGCCTGTGCCTGTTGCTCTGCCATGATATCTTCTTCTGTCTTGACCAGACCATCCATATCAATGCCCAAGGCTGTACCAATACGGGTGATGTAATCCCCAACATTCATATATTGTGCTACGGCCTCTGCCCCGATGGGCTGTAGAGCCTGTAAAAATGCATTATATTTGTTGAGGTCATGACCACGACCTAGAGCTTCCAATCCAGTAACAATAGCTGGCCTTACGATACCCTTCGGTAATTCAGGTAATCTCTTGGCCTTTGTCATCCTGTCCATTAGACGGTTTACTAATGGGAGCTGAAACTCTTGCGATAAAATAGAATAGACACCACCAAGGGCATCTTCTAGTTCCTTAGCCATGAAGCGTACTTCTTCGGCAGTCACACGTTCACCTGAACGCTGGACAGCACTATTCATTAGGAAGGCATAAGATAGACGCTCAGTGATTGAGCGTACAGTATCGTAGGCTACCCTCATGTCTGCATACTTCTGAGTTTGTAGTACAGACACCTCATTAGAGTTACCAGCAACAATAGCGCAGTTCTCGGCCTGAGCAATGTCACGCATCCTAGTAGTACCATTAGGGTTAACCATGAATAGTACTTTAGCTGATGCGGCAGATGCCTCTACAATCGCCTTAGAAAGCCCCTCAAGGCTGATAAGGTCTCCGAGGTACTCTTCAACATAGGAACGTCCGTAGTCCTCACCGTCGATCCTAGTCCACCGGAGGGGTAACATAGGTGACTTATCAAGAGGCCAGCTACCAGCAGAACCTGGAATTACTTGTCCCTTGAGTTCTTGGTACAGACGCCATCTATTACCATCTAGATAAAAATGGGTATAGAGAGCTACTTTGTCTTTGTAGCTTTCTTTAACATCGCTATTCAGGTCACTACCTAAAAGCTCTAGTTCTTTTTCTTCTAATACAGCAGGGGAGATTTCTTCTTTGGTAATGATTTCTAGAACATTACCGTAGGGATCACGTTTCACGACATAGCTATCTAGTCGGAATACACGGATGCCACCAGACTTAGGGAGATAAACTAGGACATTACCAGCAACAATAAGGTGCTTCAGTGCCTCAAAGATGGGAGAGCGTAGACCTGATGTTTCAATCTCAGTCATTACTGACCGTTCAATCTGGTTCAATGCTTCTTCAACTTTAGCACGGGCATTATCTTGCCCAGTAAGTTCTACTAGTGTCTGGTCGTCTACTTGAAGACGAAAGAAAGGGGAATTCGGGGGCAGGAGGGAGAGCAGAAGTTTTGAGGCTAGGTTATTTACACCCCTAGCCCCAATACCTTGATAAGGAGTTCTGTATTCTGTAGCCGAGCTATGACCGCTAGGAGGAACTAAAGTTGGTATAGTTACCTCAGAGCAATCTCTAGCTCGGTTAAGAAACATTTCTCGCTCAACGGCAAGCTGCTCGTACCGTCCTGCACAGGTCTTACCGTTGTGCATAATTTTAGACTCCTACGCCACCTGTTGAGCTACCGCTTTGACCGCCAGTGATTGACAAGCCAGAACTGCGATAAGGTTTAGTGCCACCTTTTTTACCACTCTTATTACGCTTTGCCCGTTCCTCATCAGCAGTAACTGCCTCTGTGGGTGCGCCCTGATCCAATACTGGAGGAGGAGGTGGTGGAGGAGGTGGAGGTGGTGGAGGAGCTGGTGCTTTGTTAGACATACACATCACATATTCTCCAGAATATTTTCATTTTGTTGATTGTGAACCGCCCTGAGATGACGGGCTACCGAAGCAGCCCCAGCTTTGAACCAAACTGTCTTTTCATCATCTTCAAGTGTTGGGCAGCGGTCTGGAAACATCCGTTCGACATAATCGAGCAGAGGTTCGTCTACTACTGGTAACTTAGACACCACATGAGCCTCCTGTGCCACTTATGTCACAGATGTCGTGGGTCTCAATACCTTCTTCAAACTCAGTACCAAGCTTATCCACTGCTTCGCTGTACGGGACAGAGACCAAGGGTTGGCCTCCTCTCGCACCATCGGGATAGACTGTGAAGCCTCTGAGCCTGTGGGCATAGGATGCCAGAGTGTTAGCAAAATCATCTACTGTATCCTCGTTGTTTAGTTTACTGCCCCAAGAGGGGAGATTGATTGTTGAAGAGATAGACATATCGACATAGTCTTGTACGTCAGCTTGGAACATCATACGACGCTCGTAATCCTCAGCTAAGTCTAGAGATGACTCAATCTTATGTGGGTCAGCTCCATACATATCAATCAGCTCCTGAGCAGCCGAGTCTACAACATACTGGTAGTGCCAGCGATTTTGCCCTTTTAGATATCTACGTTTATAGGCGACAGCAAAGATAGGTTCTACGCCTGTAGAAGTCCCAGCAAGAATACCAATAGAACCAGTAGGAGCAATCGCCCTGTTTGCAACTGGACGGGATACAGATAGATGATCTGCAAATTGTCTACTAGTTTTATCAGACTGTCCTTTATATATAGATAGCCATTGGTGAAGCTCGGGGGTAACTTCATATCTGTAACCTTTCTTGATTAACCATTCATGCATACCCATCAAGCCTAAGCCTAGACGACGGTTCTTTTCCCTTGTCTCATAGACAGCACGGTACGGGAGTTTAGCTTGCAGTGTCCCACAAATCAGAAACTTGGTTGCAAGGTCTACGATACTTCTAAATTCTTTAATATCATCGACGCGACCTAAGTTGATGCTTCCAAGATTACATACATCTGAGTCATCGGCTGAAGTAACCTCTGTACAGGCGTTCCTGAGAGTTTCGTTTTCTTTATCAAAGAAGTTGAAACTGAAACCTGGCTCTGCTGATTTTAAGGCTTGACGCACGTTTTCTTTGAATACGTCACCAACATCACCAGTTTCCCAATAGCCCAATAACCAGTCAGTGTCATAGTTTACACTGATGTTGGTCATATCCAACGGGGCAGGGAAGTTGAAGTCTTCTTGCTTAATATCCCATAGGGATTTACCTGTGCTACCAACAGGCATTGATTGCCAGTCTTTTGCTTTCAGGAAGTCCTGAATGTCACCATGCTTCCAATTAAGGGATGCATAGATAGCTGACCGACGGCTACCGCCCTGCATTACCCGACGACCAATCTCATTGATCATGTTCATCTTGGTAACAGAGCCAGAAGCTTGCCCACCAGTCCTACTGATGGTTGCTCCTGCCGGACGGTACACACTGTAATCGACACCAATGCCACCACCAGTCATAAGGCAGCTTTCAGCTTTCCATGACAGGTTAGCCCAGTCCTCACGGGTATCCTCTTCTGCTTTCAATAGATAGCAGTTATTGAAGAACTTGTTAGGACGCCCAGCGTAATATAGATATCTACCACCAGGTATGAACTTGAGTTCTGTGATGTATTGTTGAAGTTGCGACATATCGGTCACAGACATATGATCGGAACATACGTCCTTCACTAGCGTCTTAGCTAGGTCTGCCCATGTCTCACAACCGTCGTGTGCGTATTTGTGATTGAAGATGTCCTCACTGAATTTAGATCGGAACATCGGATTGTTATTAGATTTGAATGCCATTATTCTACCAAGTCTTCTAAGTATGGGGGTTTATAGTTCTTGCCTTTGAGGACTTTGCCATCCTCACGCTTCACTGGTTTCCCATCCTCAAGTTTGGACATATTACTGTCATGGACTCGGTTGAATGCTGGCTGTATAGGAAGGTCAAAGGCATCAGCAAAGCCCGAAACAACGTACTGCACATCAGCTAGTTCTTTCAGTAAGTGGGCTTTCTCAGATGTAGCGACTGTCTCATTATTATTTAGTCGCATACATATATGATCGGATGCCTCTTTTAATTCGAGTACTTCCTCTTGTATCAATGTCATTCGCATATGAATGAAATCGATTAGTTCTTTTGCGGTAAGCTCCTTGGTGTTGAAGCTTACCTGACGTTTCATTTCCATAGCCTTATGAAACGAGGCTACTTTATTTTCACGGCTAACATCTTTCATTACCAATTAACCCCCTTAGTCTTTTTCATCAGACGTATCATCTCTGCCAGATACCATTGCGCTTTTTCAGCGTCTTCAATGGGGTTATTCTTGTTCCAAAGCCGTGAGCCTGTGTATTTCAGAATTTGAGCATGGGCAGTGTGCATAGCTATAAAATCGCCTTGCACATCGAGTATATAGTCCCATGTTTCGATTGAGCCGTTTGTGTAATGACTAGGGCTGTTTACTTTATCTTCCATTGGGTCTCCAGAGTTTTACCTTTTGTGCCTCCAAGTCGTACTCACCATATCTAAGGATACGGGCAAGTTGCGCTTGGTGTACGGCATCCCCTTCTGACAGCCCTGCTTTTTCGTAAGTCTTGACGACAGCTTCCCATGTAGGGTCTTCGTCAAGAATAGCAGTAGCTCTCTTCTCACCGATACCCTTACAACCAGGGTAGTTATCGGCTTGGTCGCCAGTGAGGACTTGTTTAAGAAAGAAGTAGTCAGCCTCTTCAGGCGTTACTTCGACGATTTCATCATCAATAAGATGCCGACCTGGAATTTGCATTAAATCCTTGTCGATACTATAGATGACACACTCTTCAAAAAGAGGTTCGTATGTACCACACAGACCCAGCACATCATCAGCCTCTAGCCGAGGGTAGATAAGTGTCCTGTATTTCTGTTGGCAGTAGTCTCTGAGCAAAGGCAGAAGCATAGGCTTTCTGGTCTTAGCTCTATTAGCCTTATAATTAGCATCTAGCTCTTTACGGAAGTTCACCTTATCAGAGAAAGCTACAACGACATCTGCACACCCTGACTTCTCATGCAGGGTAGACATCATGTCATTGAATTTAGCTTTAGTGTCTGACTCAGACGCCCAGAGTATCCAAGTGTCTTCGTCGTACTTTGTAGGGTGTTCCAGAGAAGCAGATGCTTGAAAGGCTACAATATCTCCATCAATCAGGAGCGTATTTTTAGCCATATCTTCTCCTAGTGTGTCTCAGCCCAGTTAGCACCAATGTTGTATTCACCAGTTAATGGGACTTGGACGTTGAAGTGTTGACCAGCTTTGGCAATGCAGTCCACGATGAGCTGACCACATTCTTCTGCAATCATTGCATCACAGTCGAATTGTAATTCATCATGTATCCATGCCACTTGCTGACATCTGTCTTGCCACCCTCTGGAGCGTAGTTCTTTGTCTACCTCCACAAGCCACTGCTTACAGACCAGCGCACCAGCCGACTGTAATAAAGTGTTGAGAGCAGCGTGAGTAGACCGTATGTGTAACTGTCTACCATCGAGACCAAGCAGATAACCTTTATCACCAGCTTGTGCCTTTACTTGTTTTACCAGACGCTCTAACGCTGGGACTTTCTCGAAGAACTTCTTCTTGATTTCGCGGCCAGCCGTCGCACCCTTGCCGATAATAGAGCCAATCTTAGCGTCGCCAGCACCGTAGAGAAACGCATAGATAAAAGTCTTTGCATCATTCCTTGTTGGCAGTTCGGCTGCGGTCTGGTTAGCGGTGTGAATATCTCCATCCACTACCTCCTTTGCATATGCACCATTGTCAAACCGCCACATCTCGTTTGCCAACATTCGCAGCTCGAGGCCAGATACGTCAGCACCGATGAGTACACGGTGTTTGGATGCAGTCCAGCATGACCTACACTCTTTGCCATAAGGGACATAGACAGCAGGGGTCTGGGCTACATTGGGTGACCGATGCGTAGCTCGACCTGTGACAGCACCATTGGTGATGACCTGACCGTAGATACGTCCGGACTTAACTCTCTTGAGCCAGCCGTTAGCACCCTCAGCCACTTGACCGATACGCTTTTGCACCATTAGGTATTCGCTCAGGAGCTTCGCTTCAGGATAAGGTAAGCTAGACAATACACGTTCATCTACCTTTGCTCGTCCGTCTTCAGTGAACTCCTTGGGCTTCCATCCGTGGATAGCCTTGAGCCTAGACTCGATGTGCATCCTAGAACCAGGATTGAACACCACAGTCTTCTTCTTCATGATGGGTACGCCTTTGACGTAACCACGGGACTTATTGTTTACCTTGGGTGTAAAGAGACCCAGCTCTTCTTCCCACGGAGGGAATGTGTCCTGTAGTTCTGCCTCGAGTTCTGCACGACGTTTATCCAACGTCTTCTTGAGATGTAACGCTGCGTCCTCGTCGAAAGGAAAACCACAACGCTCCTGCTCTGCAATAACCCACTTGACCTGATGTTCAAGTTCGGTAGCGACAGGAGATACATCTTTAGACTCGATAAGCTTCCACAGCCTGTCGGTGACCTCCACATCCTGTTCGCAGTAATCCTGCATAACCTGAGACCATTCTGACCAACCGCCATCATAGTCACCTTTGAAACACTTGAGCCTATGCCCCCATGCCTCTAGACGGTGCTTACCAATCAACTTTTTTGGAAAGCTCTCATCAGTGGCTACTAAACGATAATCTCGGTCACTGAGATCAGGGTAGAGTAACAGGGACATAACTAGAGTGTCTCTAACCTGTGATTTTCGGATTCGAAACCACGGATACACCTTCTTGATTGCTGGTATATCAAAGCTGATGACGTTGTGGCCTACAATAAGGTCAGCTTCCATCAGCATCTTGACACCAGTTTCCACCTCAGAAGGTGCAAAACTATAAGTCTGTTCGGTGTCTATATCTTTTAGGCAGAGGCAGTGGATACGATCCAGCTCGTCCAGTAGTCCATTGCTTTCAAGGTCGAATACTAATCGCATCCACTTCTCCTACGTCAATTAGCTTGCAAGGTTGTAACGGTAATATTTCTGACCAGTTACTGGGTGGTACTGAACCTTATGCTCAATATTATGACCAGCACTGCGAAGCTCTGAAATGCGAGTAGCAAGCTTATGGATGCTATAATCGTTCATAGCTTCCCGTACTGAAATTGACCCTGCTGTACGCATATGTTTTAGGATTTTATCGTGTTGTGTCATACCGTTCCTTTTCTTCCATCCGTTATGCTCTAGTGACTGGGCTTGTGTATTGAAGAAGTGGTGAAGCTCTTCCCAAGCTGGATTTTTTACTGCTATCAAGGCTGTCATTTCAGCCATCTCAAAGATTTCATCATCAGTAGATATCTCCATCTTGGAATGC